TTGAAGCGTTTGATTAGTTCCGTCTCCATTAATTGTAGTGTAAATATTTGCAGGTACACCTGTCGTCACTGTTCCCGTTCCTACATAAATAATTCCTGCGTTTGCTCCGCCACTTCCTGCGGTTAAAACTATTGCTCTGTTTACTCGTAGAAATGAATTAGTAGTCGTAACAGCCGTTTGACCATTCATAGTTATTGTTTCAGAAATTTCATTATAATCTCCGTCTAATCCAGAAATTAAAACTGTTCTTGCACCTGTTCCTGCTGACGTATCATTTACATCTGAACTTGATACTGTCATAGTAGATGCACTTGGTGGGTAAGAATATAGACCTCCTTGTGACCAAATAGTTTCTACACTATCTCCAACAACTGCATTTTGTCCAAACTTATAAACATGTTTATGATAAGGAATTTGATTTCTCGATACTTGTAATTCAAACGGTTCAGTTCGACCTATTCTTGATATAGAAGATACAAGTTTAGTCATAAGTTTTAATTAAGAACTCTTCAATCCACATTACTCGATCTTCCATTTGAAGAATCTTTTCTTTTATAATCGCTATATCTTGTTGTATTTCTGCAACACGATCAGCTTTTCTTTCTACAGCGTTTAATCTTTCTGACCACATTCCCCATGTCATTGCTAGGGTACCTATAAGCACGATATAAGGTAATACAGTTTTAAGATCTAGGTTCATCTTTGTTAGTTTACAGTAGCTTTCATGTTATTTAAAGGATTATTTAAAGCTTTGTTAATATTTAAATTAAGGTTATCTTCAATTATTTTAAGTTCATCAAATATTTCTCTCGTATCTTCTTTTTGTCTATCTTCTACGTCATTCACAATCTCAGTGATATGTCGAATGTCATTATTCATTTGGCGTAAATCTGCTTTCATATCATTTTTTAAATCTTTAGCCACGTCAGCCACAATGGTTATTTCATCTAAAACAGCGTCAATCTCCGTCTTTAGTACAGCTATTTCCTGTTCTATATAGCTTAAATCAGGGGCAGTATATTCTTGAATTTTGGCTTTCATATCTAGATAGTCGTCATAAAATTTATAACCAGTCCAGCCTGCGCCTATAATAGTTCCGATTAATGATAAGATAATAAAGAACTTACCACCCTTAAACTTAACTCCTTGATATTCTACCTCTGCCATTGTAGATCAATCATCTCCTCTATACCAACATCTTGTGCTAATTCAAATAACATACCATATTTGTCATCTATTGTCTTTAATAAATATTGGTCTACATTTGTATCTTGAATCGTAGATTGAGTGTTAAAAAAATTCTTAGTATCTCCTAGTATTTGCATAACTATTAAAGTCTTTACTTGACTAGTTTCATCATATCTTTCTTTATCGTCTATATCTTTTACAATTTTAGTAGCGGCCTTTTCTTTTGTAGTAGGCTCCTCTTTCGTTTCTTCCTCTATTTCTTCTACTGGCGCCTCTTCTTCAACTACTTCTACGACAATTTCTTCAACAGGCTCTTCCATAATTTCTATCTCAGCTTCTATTTCTTCTTCCATAGAAGCCATTTCTGGCTCTATTTCTTCTATTTTCATATCTATTTCTACTTCAACAGTTTCATAAGTTATTTCTTCTTTCATTGGCTCGATAGGGATAAATTCTATCTCTCCTGTATCGTCTATTTTAATATCATTATATTCAATAATTTCTTCAATTAGATCTATCTGAGTAGGATCAGTAATATTTAGATAAACTATTTCTTCAACAGTAGTTATCTGCTGTTCAATAATTGTAGAGATGACGTTGTAAAAAACATTAACCGATACGTCATCGAACATCGGACCAATAGCTAAATTTATATCTCTTCCACCTATCTCAATCGTAACTTTACTTAAAACGCCACTGAAATCGAAAGACCCATTATATGATTGGTAACCTGATGATACGCCAGATTCAGACAGGATGTCAGTACCTGCAAAGACGGTAGACCCTCCGCCAGTTCCTGTAACGTGCATATAGATTCTATCTTGAGCATCTTGTTTATCGACCTTAATTGAATACGTTACTTGACCACCATTGTCTATATTTAAATCAGAAACATCTACTTCTTGATAAAAAGTTGTGCCCATACCATCAACAAGCATACGAGATTTATTATTATCACTTCCTGTAATCTCAGCACAAGTATCTGTTCCTAAGTTTCCACAAGTAGTTCCTGATGGCATGGATGCTGGACCCTCGCCTCCCCAATCATAGTCCATATCACCTTCTTTACTAGTACTAACATAGTTATTACTACCATCTAGTAGATCGCCTGAATCTTCATTAGTAACTGTAGTTGTAGTGGTAGTTTTCGTAGTAGTAGTGGTGAAGATAATCTCCGTTCCTTTATCTTCTTCCGTTTTTTCTATAGTAACATCTTCTTCGATTGTTACGCCAGGAGTACAAAGTCCTTCAGCGTCAGGTAAACAAGTATTGGCTTTAGAGTAAAACGATACCAGTAAGAACAATAAACATAGTTTTAAAAAGAACGGCATTTTGTGCATCAGTAAACTCCTTATTTTGTTGTTTTATTTCCGTATAGTCAGTTCGATATCGACTACCTTCTGGTATATCTTCAGGATTATCTACCCATGAATTTTGTGCTTCTACGCCAATAGAACCTTTATAAGGACAAGGAGTGCCAGCATCTGTCATAGCATCAAATACTCTAGGATCTTGGCATAAGACTGATACTGCCGCAACCTTCATACCGTAGCTATATAAACTTCTTGATAGTTTTAATTGTTGACATAATTCATCATCTATAACTATTCCACTAGCTATACCGAGAACGTTATTTTGTATTGATCCGCCCACACCGACTTTACAAATATCAGAATTATTGTTCATAATTGTAGGAGCACTAGCAGTAGGAGGTGTATTATTAGTTACAACTGTACTAGATACAGTGTTCGTTTCAGCGAAAGCGGTTTGACAGATTAATAAACTAAATAGGAAAACTATTGCTAATGAACTTAGCCATATTAACCAATCTTTTTTCATTATTTTTTAAATTTTTTAATCGCAATATCAGTTACTTTCAGTCCAAAAGATGAAGCGATAGCTGCCATTAAAGCCCATATATACCAATCTGGTAGTTGATTTAACGTATCAAATCCTTCTTTTAGTTTAGCTATCCATTCAGGTTTATTAGCGAATATAGAAATAAAAACTATTAATAAAGGGAGTGAAAGGATGACCGTGAACCATTCGTCACGCCACGAGTTTTGCATGTTCTTTTGACTAGCGATAGCGAAGTCAATTTCGCCTTGAGCCATTTTACGAATGTGTGTTTGCTCAGCTTCAGCCATAAGCTTTTTAGTTTCCGTTCTTGTTTTAATAACATCAACAGCTCCTTTTGCTACAGTTCCTAATAGTCCCCAAAGCATTATGCTTCCCTCACTATGTCAGCTAGTCCGTTTGCACGATTAGGTGTTTGTTTCGCCCATCGACTGTCTAACATTTCATCTGCCGCTGTAGTATAATCTTTATTTTCTAAAGCGGCCTTAAACTTCTTAAAGCCACAAAGACGAGGATAGCCAAGTTGAAAACACATTTCTATAATTACACCATAGATATCTTCTGGATGTTCGTCTTTATCTATAAATTTATTAGCATCTTCGACTGCTGTTTCAAAATCTTTTTCAAAGTATCGCATAACAACGTCATCTGAATATTCAACACCTTCTTCTAATTCATCTTCATTCAATACTAAATGTCCTACACCGAAAGTTTTTAGACCTAGAGAATCTTTATATATTTTATTAATCTTTCCTTCGTGTTTAATAATACGTTCTTTAATCGCTTCCAAAATAACACTCTCCGTTTTCTTGTACGAATAACAATTTTACACCATATTGCTTTTGTTTGCTAGAAGGTTTTCTGTATATTTTCTGACCATTCTTCTTTCTAAATGTCTCACTTTTAATATCTATTCCTATGAGTTTTTCGCCGTCAAATATAGCAACGTCAATAAAACCAGTAACATGAACGTTTTTAAAAACATGATAGCCTTGCTTTAGCAACCATGAAATACCAGCATATTCTGCTGATGTTCCCTTGACAACTTTACTGAGGCTGAATGACAGTGGTGCCACCGCCTCCTATTACGTTTTTTACTATTTTTGAAACTGCAGGTATAGCTTTTTCAGTTAATCCATAATATGTAGCACCTGCTCCTGTTAACGCTAAATTTGCTCCTATTTCTCCGAAAGTAGATTCACCAGATTCACTCATTCCTGTTACCACTGGTTCTTGAGTTCCTGCTCCTATTGCAACTCTAATCCATTCAGGTTGATTGAGATGACTTTTATATCGTTTAAAGAACTCATCTACATTCGCTAAAGGAATCTCAATATCTCTAAATCCTTGAAGTTTAAATAAGTTTTGAAGTCCTCGAAGTAACGTTCTTTTACGATCTAATTGACCAAAGAATACGTTTTTTAATGCAGCTTCAAATTGACTTGGACCCATAGAAAAGCTTTGTTGAACAACAGCTTCGTAAGGTGCTAATGCTTTTGCAGCACTATCTAATTTATTTATAAAGTTCATACCGAATAAAGATTCATAAATACCTCTATTTGGACTTTTAATTATATTGTTAATAGCACTACCACTAAAAAAGTTCATACCAGTAAAATCATCTGGCTTTATTATTTGATTTTTTAATTCAGCTAAATAAAAAGTTTTTATGTCTTGTAAAGTTTTCTTAGCTAGATTATTATTAACAGATTCTAAACTTTTAACTAAAGTATCTACCATACTAGGATTTTTAGATAAGTACTGATTAACAGTGAAAGGATCAACTTGTCCTAATTTTTCTATTCCACTTTCTTTTAAGGCAGCTTGAACATCAGCTAACTGTTTATTTGCTAAGTCTGCTGATTTCATAAACTGATTAGCGTTATTAAATAATTTTTTC